TCTACAGCATTCAAGTAGTAACGCTTGCGAGCTTTAATACTTCGTGCTAAGTTGTGGTTGTCCTCGCTATCTGTCTTCCAGAGAGCGTAGTACAAATCACAGAGTGGGCATTTGTCTCCTTTAACCCGGGGGCAGTGATAGTTTCTAAACTGTCCATCGTTTTCTAGTCGATGGATAGCAGTTTCCGCATAGAAGTTCTCGTCCTCATTCTTCGCAGGAAGAATTCGTACAAGAGAAGTGCCTTCTTTCGTGATTAAAAATTTACTAAGAAAGTCCTTGTTACCACCATTGTTGGTTTGAGTAACTTCCTCATATTTTTTACGTAGTTCGTCTAAGTTTACCATAGTTTTATTTGTTGTTTGTTTGTGAAATGTGGGGGATGTAGCGGGATTTACAGCACACCAAGTACGTCAAACCCTTTCTCCTCTCCGGACCTTTGTCCCCCACAAGATATTATAGTTCGTGAAGCCTCACTTCTGCACGTTTATTTGCAGACATTTGTACCAACATATCTTTTTGATGGTCCAAGGAGGTTACGATGTTTCTAGCAAGGTTGTACCTGTGCTGGGAATCTAAAAGTTCTTCGCGCAAGTCTATAAGTTCTTGAACTGTAAGAACATACGCGTTCAAGGCTCCTTGTGTTGCTTTTGTACCTTTCCCTGCCAACTCAGCTCGTCTTAATTCCATATGCTTTGCTTCAAGCATTTCTAACTTAGAGCTTAACCCATCACTAGTTCTTTTGGCGTAAGATAAGACAGAGCCAAAGAAAGCGTATACTGAAGGGTGGCGCTTGATTGCCAAATCCATAGACGACTCGTCTACCGATAGGTATGATTTGGTAAGACTTAAATACTCTGAGGGTAGAGTTTCGTATGTGTTTTGAATATCACTCATTGCTTTTAAAAATGTATTGGAATAATTCCGGGTTTAATCCTGCTAATTGAAAAATCATATTAGAGGTTACTGTGGTTAGGTACTCATTACCTATCGTAGGCATCTCATCGTCGTCGTTAAGCCCGAACATTTCATAACCAATGTGGCAAATTTCATGAAGCAAAGTGCTTTTATAATCTTCAATACTTTGGTTTGGGTCGATAGTGAGTAATGCTTTTGGGAATTCTACACAACCATACAGACTGTCTTTAGCTAAAGACTTCTGGGCGATAGTAAATGTTTTAATTCCCGTGTAAACAGTTAAAGGGTGTTTATATAATTCTTTTTTTGGTGTCATGCTCCCTCCGATAATACTAAGGTTGAGTAGTTTATTTTTGCAGGGATAATGAATCGTGCTTTTCCATTTCTTGATTTAATAATAAACAAGCGCGCTAATCCTTCATCGAATTCCTCCTCAGTTTGGTTTACAGAAAAAACTAAATCACAAACTCTCGTCTTTCCGTACGAATCTGCGAGTTCAGCGTCTGTAATAATTTTAACACGTTTACCTTCTCTGTTTGTTTGGGTGGCAGTCCACACCAAACAGTTCAGTTCAATTGCCAACCCCCGAAGCTCTTGTGCTTGTCGTTCTTGGTTTTGGTACTCCGGACTGTTGGTATCACTGGACATAAGCTCTAAGTAATCGATAATCACAACACTTGGATGAAAATCCTCGTGGCTTTGGAGCTGATTAATAAAAGCTCTAAGCTGTGTGACGCTCGCTCTTTTGGTTGGGAACTCTTTAATTCTTAACCTCCCCAGCTTTGTTGCTTTAGATATCTGCCCAATACGGGATTCCACATCGGGTACTCTGTTTGGCAATTCTTTTTGTTTGATGCGAGTAAAAATACTGTCTAGGCGTTGAGCTACTCTGTCCTCGGACATCTCTAACGAAATGTACAACACGTCGTGCCCGTCAATAACTGACGTTACCGCCTGATTAGCTAGAAACAGGGATTTGCCTACGCCAGGAGGTGCAACTACCATAGCCAGCTCTTTGCCACACAATCCTCCCTCAAGGGAGGTGTTAATAGCGTCGAAAGGGGTTTTATACTTAGGTACCAATTTTTGGTCCTTAAGTTTTGCCCATCTATCACCAATACCTAGAAAGTAATCAACCCCCAGGTCTACATTACGAGAAACAGACAAAGCGGACTTAATCGAATCTTCAACTTTGGAAAATTGTTTATTCTTTATAAAATCCACAGACTCAAGAATGGCTTCTTTTAAAGATTGTTCTCGCGCAAACTCCTCTGCTTTATCTAAGTAATACTGACTATTATCGATGGAGCTTTCGTCTAGCGTGTTAATATTAGACAGCTCTTCCTTATAATCGGACATCAGCTCATTTTGGTTTTTAACCTGACGAATTTCTTCTAAGATAGCCTCATCCGTCGGGAGAGTTCCGTACGTTTTGTAGTAGTTGGTAAGAACTCCCCACATACGTTGATGTTGGGGGAACTCGAAGTACGTACCTTTTACAATAGGGTCACACTGTACTAAAAATTCAATGTTGCTTTTTGCGAGATAGATTATCCCTCGCTGGATATTGTCTGAAAATGAGTATGTCATTAATTTTTTCCTGTAGAACCAAAACCTTTACTATTTCTTATAGTAAAATTTTGGGGCATTTTGAACTCCTTTTCGGAAATTTCTTCTATGCCTACCTCGGGAATCTTATTAATCACCATTTGCGCAACTCTTTCTCCTTTTTCAATTTTACGGGAGCAATAAGGGTTAGTATTTAAAAGGGCGATTTTAACCTCCCCTCTATAGTCACTGTCTATAGTGCCGGGGGCATTAGGCATAATGATGTTTGTTTTGTACATAGAACTTCTTAGCCTTAACTGCCCTTCATACCCCTTAGGTATAATTACATACAGCCCAGTACCAACCAGTTTTGCTTCCCTGGCTGTTAAATTCACTTCTTCATTGATTGAAATATCAAACCCTGCTGCTCCCTCGCTTTTATACTCAGGAGTAGGGTTGTCACTTTTATTTAAAATTTTAACCTGCATCGTTACGGTTTCCTTTGATTGTTCTGTCTGCATCTTCTTTGCTCATGTTTTTAGCGGCTTCATTAACTACATGTTGCGCGCCTTTAACTCTTAGTCGTTTGTTATCTTCAGATGCTTTTTTCAAAACACCTTCCTTTTCTAATTTTTCATATGGGATTTTTACACGAGAGTACGGAGAGGCTCCGGTTTCGTATTTAAGAGCTTGTTTAGTATTTTTAACTTCACTCTCCATCCACTCTTTCTCTTGGGCTTTCCTGCTGGTAACATCATAGTAGTTCATCTGCCCTGTGCTGTGTACAACGACTCCTGATTTAGAGTCACTCTTGCTTAAATCATAGGTGCGTTCACACTTCTCAGTTTCGCAGTTAGGGCAGGATTTATCCTCCTTACTTTGCTCATAAGTACATAGGTCGTCGAAGTTTTTATCGCACTTCTCACAAAAATACACGTACGTAGGCATTATAGCTCACATACCCCGTTTACGCAGGTTTCAATAGACTGAGCTTGCTCTTCTAATTTTCCTTCTGATATAAGAGTGTCTAAATTTAATTCTTCGTGGTTGACTGCTTCAAGGGGTTCGTTACCTCTTGAGCCTGCCCTATAAAAAGTAAATCCTTTCATGTCGTTTGCGTACATCAGAAGGTCATCGTAAAGGCTAGAGGGTTGGAATTCCGGTGGGAGGTTGCACGTTTTAGAAACAGCCGAATCAATGTACGACTGTACCACTGCTTGGACTTTAATATGTTCCTCAGGGGTAACATCGTATGCGCCAACACAATGCGAGACGTCACGACCTCGGAGATACAGCTGTTTAAATAGAGGGTCTATAACGACAGTCTCGTTCCAAACACCATCCGTTCCTGTACGCCAGCGACGTTTGTATACTGGGGCAAAGATGGGCTCGAGACCTGTTGAAACCCCTAATACCATACTAATAGTTCCCGTGGGGGCAACCGTAAGTAGTACGGCATTGCGCAACCCCATCTTTTTAATATCCGACCTTATGCGGGATGGGAGAGTTTTAAAATACTTTTCGTCTTTTAACTTATTCCAGTCGTAAGCGGAGAAGCTTCCCTTCTCCCTAGCAAGGTACATGGACGCCTTAAAGGCTTCGTTTCTTATTGTAGCGAATAGCCGTTCCAAGAACTCCAAACATGACTCTGAGCCATATCGGTATCCGGCTTTAATAAGGAAGTAGTGTAATCCCGTAATCCCCAGTCCAATTCGTCTTGAGCGCATCCCTGCTTCTTCGCATTCGGGAATGGGGAAATGATTCGTAGTAAGGATATTGTCCAAGAACCGCACGCCCGTGCGGACAGTACGAGCCATTCTACGCCAATCGATGTTACCCTCAAGGTCAACCA